TTTATTGCGGAGTTTCTCAATCTCAGCGCGTAAATCGTCCGGCGTAAACTCGGCCTTCTGGACAGTCTCGAGTGATCCCAAAGTATTCGCAGTTTCATGTAAATCAGTCATTTTTAAATTCCCGTAGTTGCGGCCGGTATTGGCCAGTCCCGATTATGCGATAAACGCAACCGATAGTGCAAATAAAAAAGGCCGGAGTTATTCCGGCCTATCGGTTAGCTATGGGTATAGCCGTCGGGTTCGATCCCGAGCCACATCCCGCACCATCGGATCATATAACTGGTATCGAAAGTGGCGCGCACTGCACGCCGCCGAAACTCCAGAAACGATTGCGCTCCATCGGGATCGCGACAGAAAACGCGGTACAGTGATTCAAGTTGCGCTCGGTTCATCTCACACCCCCCCGCGGATCATCGTCCGCTCTAATGTATTCCTCTTTCAACCAGAAAGAATGGTGCGGAAATTCCTGCCGCAATTCCTGCACTGTTTCGAGCGCGTCTTCCCGATCCGATAAACAATACCGCTCGTCTTCAACGCCGTTGCAATACAGCACCAAAACATGCCCTGTTAATCCCATTTCAATTTCTCCCGTAGTTATGAAATGAGTTGCCAATATCGCATAGCTATTTTTGATGGTCAATAAAAAGGCCGGCGGGATTGCTCCGGCCGGCCTGTATTAGCCGCGGTAATTATGCGGCGACTTTGTCCAGTAATTTACCGGCGCGACGTTCAATATCGATCCGGTTATCTTGGTGCGGAATGTCACGCGCAATAGCGGTGATCGCCTGAGCCGCATCCCACACTGACTCGACGGGGCGGCCTTCCTCTTTTTCATGCCGTTGCATAGCGGCTTTGGCCATACGCTGACTCAGGCCGGCGCGCTTGGTCAGAAAGTCCAGACGATCATCGTCGGTTTTGGCGACGTTCGCTGACTTAGCTTTCTGGACTCCCTCGACAAAGGTAGACGTCGCACCGCTCGCAAACGATTGCAAAGCAGGACGCGCCTCAATGGCGAAACGATCCGGAGCGAACTTGGTGTGGCGAATCTTGATTTCATGGAAATTCTCCACGCCCCATAGATTCCGGTTCATGCATACGCCACGCAGGTACATGGCCGCAACACCGGCCGTCTTACTGCCAGTCTCAGAGTTCCACGCATAGAAACCGCGGAACATCAAATCAGGCTCCCCATTGGCAAGCTTGCCGACTTCAATCGGGTTCAAGTCGTCAACCAAGAAAACAAAGATATCTCGATCACTGGCAAACAGTGTCGTCGTATCTTTGGTAACCGGTACATGCGGATCATAAACGGCCATGCCGTTGTTAGATCCAACCATCATGCCCGGTACTTTCCAACGGCCGCCGCTCGCATCAACCAAATCTTTGATGGGCTTCAGGATCTCATGATCATAGATACGGCCATAGTCAGCACCAGTCGCCGCACGCAGTTCGCCGTGATCGCCCTGACTGTACACCTTAACCAAGTCCCGAGACCGGTTATGTTGCAAGCCCCACTGCAAGCAGTCCGCAACCATCGGGGCGGGCAGGTCTTTGAGATAACCGGCCGGCGCTCCCGCCAGTTGAGCTAACTGACCGAATGACCAGTTGGTTGGCATGTTCTCACCCTCGATCCCGTTTTCATCACGATACTCAATGAACACGTCACCCCTCGATGGATTGTCAGCATCAACAGTGCCGACGATATTCATCTTGTGAGTATCGACGATCCGAGACTTCATCTGACCGGCGTCGATTTTCTTGTGAGCCAACATGTCGTCCAGTGAAAGGAAGCGTTCATCTTCAGGCCGGTTGAACCAGTTAGATGAAACAGCAGAGTTGCCGATACCGTGTGCAAAGGCGTTTGTTTGATAAGTTGCCATAACAAAATCTCCCGTAGTTATTGGCCGAGCAAAATTGCTCACTGGTGATATTCCTATAAAGCGCAACAACATGCAAGTAATTTTTTAGAAAATAAAAAAGGGGCTTTCGCCCCTCTCTTAGTTGGGTGCAGTACACCCCATTGGGTTAGGCTCGCCCTCCACTTTAGGTAACCACTTCTTTAAGAAGCGTTTGACCTGACCAAACTGGCGTTTGGCGATCTTGCGAGTCTCCGGATCGGAGCTAATCAGGTCATCGTAATGAATGAACCCATTACCGGCTAAGAACTTATCGTGGACATAAACGGCCTCAGACAAGATGTCTAAGTCAGAGTAGTCATCGATCTCACAGTTATCGTCTACCGAGCAGACTTCCACCAATGAGTATGCAAGTTCCTCACACTTGAGAGCGTCTTTGACGATCTCCCGATGCTGTTGGTTAGCCATAGCTAAACCTCCCGTAGTTGATTGTTAAGAAACTTCCTCGGGGGCTTCCCGAGGTGACTGAGATTTCCCAGTCATGTAGCCATTATCGCATACCTGATTTGGTCTGTCAAGTTAATTTTTTAAAAAGTTATCTAGGGTTGGTCACAAAAAAGCCCCGACTGGCGGGGCTTAGTGGTTAGCGGCGACGTCGTCGTTTCACCGGTTTCTTCTGGGCTTTCTCCCAAGCGTCGTCGCCATAGATAAGCCGAGATATCCATTGAATCAAAAACACTAATCTTCCTCCTTTGCATAATCCATGATGAACCCAAGCTTTTCACATAAGCCGATAACATCCGCCGGCAATGAATACACGCCGTCATAGTCAACCAAAACGACGCCGTCAAACCACAGTCCGCCGCTCCCGCCTTCATCGCCTAACTCAGCATGTTCAAAACCAATCGGAGTCCCGCGTTCATCAAGAAACACAGTCCAGTCTTTCCGAGTGATATAACGATTCAATACGCCCTCATGAATTTGCATCGGATTCCTCCATTTCATAAGTGTCACACCAACCGATCGCTTCAAAGATTTCATGGTCAGTCAACGATGCTATGCGTTCAACGACAGCCAACCGAACTTGAGCCGGAGTGATATCACGGCCGTCTTCCTGATAGGAAATAATGGTGAAGGCAATGTCGTACATGTGGTTGTACGCTGTTTGATCTTTCATTGCAGAAACTCCCAATCAATAGCCGAATCAATCACGTCCCAGTTGATGCCGTAATTAGCATCAAAGTCGTGACAAATTCTTTCCATGATTGATTCAATCTGATCCATTGTAAGATCAGAGTGACCCATCGCTTCCGCCCGTTCGCGGATATCATCTGGGTACCAAAGGTCTTCAATGACTAGCGTGCCATTGCGTTTCACTAATTTACTCATCGCTAATTCCTCCCGTAGTTGTTAGCGAGTTTGCAGATTATGCGATTAACGGAAACAAATCAACCCCCAAAGGCTTTTCCAATCTACTGGAAACCCGCTACGGAATACCGGATCTACCTTGGTGATTCCCTCCATCTTCAGATCAAGAGCATCGGCACCCTTATAAAGCAAGATTTCTGGAGCGGCAGTTTTAGTTTGTCTCTTTATCAGAATCCATGTTGACGCATGGCTATGAGTATTTAGAAAGGCAACTTGATGTGGCCGCAAGTCCACGGTATTTCCCCGAGTAACTTTTAGTTCAATTAAGTGGAAGCGGCCTTGATCGTCACAAGCAAGAAGGTCAGGTATCCCTGCGGTCAGCCAAGTTTCCAACCGCGTCAGGATTATCTTTTGATCAAGCTTCTTCGTCCCTTCCCGAATCTGCTTGTAGAAGTTGCTTTCCGTCGTATTCGTCTTCTTCTTCGTAGCTTCCTCCCACGGGAGTGACATCGACGATGCTTGACTCATAACTCTTTCTCATTTCATCCAGTGCTTTCATGACTTCTTCTTTGCTCATTTGATCAATAGAGCCATGTCTAATTTCTGATTTATTTACATAGATATCGCCATGTGCTTGGCCACGCCGATATTCTGCTTGGACTGCCGCAGAGTAAGCCCCGTTCTGCAAAGCTTCATCTCGAATACGCTGAAGGTCTCGCAAATGCCGCTGAAAGTTGACGCCGTACTTAACGTCCAGTTCATCCCGATATTCTTTAATTGCCGCTACAACATGCGGACAAAATTGCGGGTTAGTCATTTCATGCGCTCGAACATGTGCGCTTGCCGGAGGGTAGCCGGCATTGATCGCCGCTTCACGCATAGTGATCTGGCCGTCATTGCTGACCAGTTCTTTCACAAACAGTTCTTGCTTCCGCGTGAGCTTTCGTTGTCTCAACTTATCCAGTTCAGCCTTGTTAGCCACTGGATCTCTCTTAATTCTAGGCATTGCCCCTCCGAACAGTAAATAGTCGTATCAGAGTTAAAATATAGCCTTCTTTCTTATATAGAGCAAAATTCAAAAGAAATATTTTTTGCATCTCCCCCCGCCTAACGCACTTTTGATTTATTCATTTGTTGGTTACATATTTGTAGTTACATGGTGTAACAGTTTATGTAACCTCTGAAAGTCTTGC